ACAGACCGCGCACAGCGGCCAGCAATGTGGCGTTCTCAGCCATGATCTCACCGCGAGCAATGCGGTCAATGATCTCATCTGTGGTGAGTCCAGTGTCACCCGCCAAACGCTGCAATTCAGTTTCAACTACCTTTGCGCCACGGCCACCAGCAAGACGGCGAGCAAAGTCTGTAACCTTGTCAACAAGCATTCCAGTGCCGGTAATGGCTGTCTTTACTACTGGGGCAACAACAGCACCTGTGAAAGTACCGCCAGGCACATTCGCCAAACGACTAAAAACATCACCTTCACCAGACAGGAATCCGGTTGTGCCGCCGTATGCGCCACCAAGCGCAGATGTACCAAGCAAACCTCTGATGACATCTGTGGTTGTCTTGGCAACCATAGGCGCTGTTGCTGGTGCTGCTGCGCCACCAGTTCCAAGAGTAACCGCAGCCGCAGGCAACAAGCCACCTAAAGCCTCATAGCCAAGCGATTCAAATGGGCGCTCTTTTTGATACGCTTTTGTCTTTGACCTGATGTCTGCTAATGCTGACTCATAGTTCTCGCCGGTCATAGAGCGCAAATAAGCCTCTGCCTCGTCAGCGCCTGTGAATGTTGCGCCTTGCGCTATAGAGCGCAAAGCCTGAGTCGGTGCTGGTGGCGCAACTGTTACAGGTATTGGCGCAACTTGAGGTGAAGGCTGTTGTGTTGGAAGTCCACCAGCAACCTCTTTCAATGCCTCTAGTTTTTCCATTGACAGTTTTGAAAAGTCACCCTTTTGGATGGCCTCTAACTCGTCATAACTGAATTGACTCAGATCGCCATTCATCGTCTGCCCCCTTGTGATCTGCGCCGATCAATCTCTTGCTGAATTGCATTTTGCAATGGATTTGCTGCTGGTGCGCCATAGACCGGCACTTCATACATTGGCGCAATCTGTGACAAACCTGGGATTGTTTTAACCGCTGTACTCAACAACTGTCCATGCGATTCAGCCCTTAATCTTGCAGTGCGTTGTGCGGCCAGCAAACCGACTCGCAATTCGCCTGCGGTGAGACTTTGATCGCCACCAGCAGCCCTTCGCAATATTGCTCGTTCGCCTTCAGTTAATGCGCCTTGTCCACGCATTTGCTCTGCTGCTGCAAGTTCTTGCTGTGCAAGCCCTTGCACAACAGTGGAGGTGTTTCTAAGGATTTGATCTGCATCAGCACCAGCAACATTTAATTGTTTGCCAACACGCAATAGTGTTGTTCTAAAGTCAGCGGCAGGACCAGTAATTGCCGTATCAAGTGCAGGCAAAATTCTTTCAACATTAGCAATTGTTGAATTTGCTGACCTTGCCATATCTCTTGATATACCAAGGTCTTTGACGGCCTCCGTATAAGCCAACTCAACACCTTTTTTCTCTGCACTTAGAATATTAGTGGTCTTTGGCGCAATCTGCTGACGGTACTGGCCAACCTCAGTAATTCCAGCCGTACCTCTACCCTTCAATGGTTGCCCAGTAATGTATTCAAAATCACGAATGTCTTGTCCTTTTGCCTCATAAGGCATCACATTTGGAACAACTCTAAACTCTCCTCTCTCGTTGTACTGCACCATTTGGAGTTGACCGTTAACGACTTGAGGTTGTGGCGCACCAAACTTTTCAGCACCCAAATCAGCAGGCGCAATGTCTGCTGGTACTGCGCCTCGTTTTGTTGGGTAGTAATACTTGCCATCAGCGCCTTTGAATGCTTGGCCTGTGATCTCTGGTGGCTGAGACAGCTTTAATAGTTCTGCTCTGCCTTCTTTGGCGGGCATACGCCTCAAAATATCTCTTTGTATTTGAGTCAGAGCAGGCATACCATCAATTGTTGCAACACCGGCAGGCGTAGGCATACCAATCATTGCAGCGCGTTGTGGTGTCGGACCAGTTTGTCCACCGCCAGCAATCAATGCCTGTTCTGGTGTCATTGGCGCACCAGCAGTTGGAATTTGAGCAAACATATTTGAATATGCTTCTTGATCAGCAACCTGACGCTTGTACTCATCCAACTTCTGCTTTGTCAGCATTTGCTTGATGGCGTTTTCTTGTGCGCCTTGATATCCAGCAGTGCCAGCCTCATACGCGCTGCCAAGTGCCTGTCCAAGAGAAATAGGTTGTGTGGTGTAGCCACTGTTCTTCAGCAGCGACATGGCGGCACTCATCAGTGCCTGTTGTTGCATTGCCTTTTGCTGATCTCTGCTCAGATATTCATTCATACCAGAGTCAGCATCGCCAAACAGCAAACCACCAAGGTTTGATGCAAACGATGATGGGCCTACATTTGACGCCGGTGTCGGCAGACTTGTTTGAAAGTATTCGGGTATCGGTTCATCAATTCCATAAGTTGCCATTTTTCACCTCATCCAAGTAAGCCGCCACTGCGTACACCGTACATCTTCAACAAATCTTCATAGCTTTGACCGCTACCCATTGGCAACTGTGCAGGTCGCAATCTTGATTTTTGTTGCTCTTCTTGTTTTCCAAGAAGTGATCCGGCCATAGTAAGCGCAGATTGCAAATCAAAGCCAGCAGGCATCTGACCAAACGATGATGGTGGCTTGATACCAGTTCCCATGTCTGTTGCATAAGGATTCGATGGCATTGAAAGACCAAGATTTGAGCTTGGTTGACCTCCATACAAGTCCATGCCAGTACCCATTTGCGGCATACGCATACCGCCTGCGGCATTGCCACCGCCAAAATAATCCATTAAGTTCATCCGAATAATCCTCCAAGCAGACCGCCTGCAACAGCGCCATAAGGTCCAAACTTTGCACCAGCCGCAGCGCCACCTAATGCGCCAGTTAAAACATTCCTGCTTGTCGGCTGGCTTGATGTTGATGTCGATCCAAGATTTGCAGGCTGTGCGCTCATTGCGGCTTGCTCAATTGCCAGACGCTGCAATGGCAGATTGCGCTGTGCATCCAATCCCAATTGAGCAAACTGCTGTCTGGTCAATCCAAGATTCATGGCGTTTTGATAGCCACGCATATTGATGTCACGCGCTTCCTGCGCCAACCGTGCGGCTTGTCCAAAACCAGCAGATCGCAAACCAGCCGCAGTGCGTGCTGCTTCGCGTAATGCCGCCTCATTGGTCAAAGCCTCTTGAACGCCATAACGCGAACCACCAAAGGCTTTGGCGGCGGTGGCTCTGCTTGCATCTTGCAATGCTTGCATTTGGCGTGAACGCTCAATGTCTTGTAGTGACTGCTGAACAACTTCAGACTCATAAGGGTTTTGGAACGCTTGAATATCTTCAGCGCCAAAGGGTTTCATGCTGGCCTCGTAAAGCGCAGCCTCGCCAGCCTCATAGCGTGGATCAAAACCAGCAAATTGCTGTGGGCCAAGACCTTGAGCCGTTTGACGCGCTAAATCCAAGTTCTGCTGATACGCTTGCATCGCATAAGGATTGATCGTAGTTGTTTGCGTTTCGGTTTTTGGTTTTCCACCCTTAGACATAAGTCACCCCTATAAGTCTTTGCACATCACGAACCACTTTGGCTCGTATCCCCTGTCTCTTAAAAATGATCTTTCCCAACCCTTACGGCCAGCGAGAGACACTCGGCTGCAACCTTCATTCTTCCCCCACGATTCGATGATAGGTTGCATCAATCGGAGTTCATCTAGGTCGCCGCCAGCAAGGAAAAAATGCAAATCCTTTAACTGCGGGTAGACAATGATCTCTGTCACTATTACTGATTCAAGACCTGGCCAAAACTGGAAATGACCCTGCCTGATGCCTTCAGCAATATCCTCAACACTGTGACTGCCTCCAGAGTATTCTAGTGCCGCCGCCACATGATGGCGCAGTCTCTCAAACTCTTTCCAATCAATCAACGCTTGCCTGCCGCCACCGCGTCAACTCTGGTCACGCCAACGCGCCAATCCTGCAGCACCGCACCGGTGTACCGAATCTTGACCTGACGGCCTGAAAACCTTGCATCTGTGGGTTGTGACGCTGGATATGGGCCGTGTGTCGTTTCCGCTGATGTCGGATACATCCGAGACTTGAAACTGATCTGCACCTCGCCAAGCGTCATCTCGTCAGGAATCACCTGACGCACCGACATGATGTTCTCTCCGACACCAATCTCATACGGTCCAGACTCAGCATAGACCGAGCCTGAGTCATAGTCATAGCCAACCTCGTGTTCGTAGATGTAGCCTGATGCGTCCACCATGATGGGGTTGAGATATACACCACGGTCAACGCCAGCAGTGCGCCCCAATGTTCCAATGTTCCAATGGCCTTCGCGGTAGTTGTAGACCACATAGGAGTCATTCTCATTGCTCGCGCTTGATGGGTAGAACCACCAGACTTCGCCATACTTTGAATTGTGGACAGCGTAGACCTTTGACGCTTGGTTGTAGTTCATGTTGCTGAACACATAGTCCGAGACATCGCAAGGCATTGGCTTGACATATCCGTCAAACATCCAGAAACCTGATCGAGACATCCACATGGCGGCAGAGTCGATGGCGGCCACCGACTGAGATGAAATCACCCCACAGCCTGCGCCAACACGCTCAAACTGATAAACATAAGGCAGGCCGACATAGGTCGCGGTGTGGACATCGACATCAGTAAACAGCAGATTGATGCCCCTGACGCGCTTTCCGCACTTCAATGAGCCAACCGTATTCAACTCAAAGTCACCTGCCTGATTGGTGGCGGCAGCCGTCCAGACGGTGTTATTTTCCTGATCTGACCACTTAACCAGACGCGGATTGCTGGACGCGCCCAGAGCAAACAAGAAACGCTCGGCGGTGGAGAGCACAGCCGCGCAACCTGTTGGCGCGTTGGTGATAGCCACCGCCAAGGTTGGCGTTGCAAAGCCCAACTGCCACTCGTAGAGCTTGCCGTCAGCATCGGAACAGGCAACCAGATACTCGCCCCAAGTGTCCAGACTCCATGTAGTGGCAGGCGCAACAGCACCGGCATCGGGACGCGCCACGCCATAGGCGTATGAGCCGTAAGTGTTGTAGCCATAACCTGTGCCGCTGACCGCATCGGCACGGCCAGATGCGATGCCTGATGGCGTGATCTCTTTGAGTACGCTGTTCTCGTCCATGGCGTAGAGCTTGGACTGCGTGCCAGCGGCAATGTATCGAGCACCTGAGTTTGTTTTCCAAGTCAGGATGCCACGGCACTTGCCTGTCATGGCGCTGGCCGACTTCTTACGCCAACCGCCAATGGGACGCAAGGTGTTTTCAAACCAGCGTACAAGGTTTGCGTCATACCAGCGTCCGGCAGACTGATACTCAGTGCCGTTTCGGTAAACGCCAGGTGGGATTTTGAGTGGTATGAGTGCCATGGCTGAATTATGCTGTTTCTTGCGATAAATTGGACACGAATGACATGGTGGCGATGACAGATGGCACGGCTGGTCTGTCTGGCGTTGTGCTTGTTGCGTAATGTTCCATCGACACGCCAACATCTGATGGCCGCCACATGATCTCCACATAGTCATTGGCCATCAATTTGGTGAAAAAATTCAAAGCGGCAATAAGGTGGGACGGGTCGCCAGATGATTTTCTGGCTGACAAGCCAAATCTGCTGTTTGATTTGTCAATGTTTGTGCCGTTCTTGCGAATCCAGACATCCACATCCTGAGTGTCGTTGGTGGTGTTCTTGAATTGAATGCTGAATTGCAAGTTGTAAATTCCATCCTGAGACACATTAAGTCTTGACGAATTCGACAAGGTAATGCCATTGCTGAAGTCAGTGGTGTCAAATGTGACGGCATAGGCCGTGGTGGTGTTGGCCGCTGTCTGGTCTGTATTGTCTTGAAACGCACCATAAGGCGCGTTCAGCCACTTGCCACCGCGCGGTCCAAACAATGCCGATAACAGGTTGGTCAGTTTGATGAAGTAGGCATTTAACGCGCCAAAGGATTGGCCAAAAAACCTCTCGTCATACCAAGACTGTGGCGCACCAAGGTTTGGTGGCGCTGGTGTCGTGATCTGCTGATCGAGGTTTGTGGCCATGGATTACGCCACCAAGCCTGGCAAGTAAGTCGTTTTTCCGGCAACCTTGGTGGCGGTCAACTCTTGCTTGCGAAGATCGGCAGGGTTAAAGCTAACGTGAACCCAGCCGCTGTCGGGAATGCCTGGCGTGTAAAACTCCAAGATCAACTGCGTGTACTCAAGGTTATCCATGATCCACTGAGCGAGGTCAGCGTTGGCCACGCCAGGTATCTCAATGTCTGCCGCCATGCCTTTGCAATGGTCGCTGGTCTTAGAGCCGCCAACCGCCGCATTTGACTCTGGTGAACGATAGGCAGAGTTCACCTTCACGCCCTTGCCGTAGTGGTCACGCACCGGCTGCAAAACCTTTTCGCACAGCAGGCGCAGATTCTCGGTGGCCTCTGCATCAGGCGTGTTGTCAAAGCCCATGCGCAGGGCAGTTTCCGATTTGCTTAATTCATGCAGGCTGAAGTTGGCGGTCAGATTCATTTCATGTTCCTCAAGGTTTTAAATTTATAATAGCGCAACGGCTTGATGCTATTAACACCAAGCCGTTACTTTCCAACCAATTGCATAGGAGTGCAAAAGTATGGACAAAATTGATTTTAGAGATTTTATTGCTCGGTTTTCTTATGACCAAGAAACTGGATTTATTAAAGATATTAAACGCAATAAAATTGTAAAAAGCAAAAATGCAGGTGGATATTTGACGCTGCACTTTAAAGGTAAGAATTATTATATTCATAGAGTAGGATGGGCTCTTACGTATAATTGCTTTCCAAATAGTGCAATTGATCATATAAATGGCAATAAAGAAGATAATAGAATTTGTAATTTGAGACTTGTAACTTCTTCTGAAAATGCTCATAACCGAAAAAATACAAAAGGTTATGCCAAACCAAAACAAACTAAAAAATGGTCTGCTTCTATTACTGTTAATAAAAAAA